GAAACAGATTATAGTAGGTTTGATGGACATATGAGCCCAATTATACGATATGCGATCTTCAAACTTTACACTACTGCCTATAGCTGGAATGACGGCTATAGGCAGGATATTGAGGATTTACTTAGTGAGAGATACTTTAGGGCTACTATAGCGGACACAGATGACGAGATAATCAAATTCCTGTCATGTTGGGAACAGAGCTCTGGCGATCAAAACACCTCAAATGTTGGTACGTATACCAATGCACTTGTTGCATATACCACATTACGGAAGAGTGGATTGACACCGCCCGAGGCCTGGGACGAACTTGGACAGTATGGTGGAGATGATGGTGTTACAACCCTCCCGCCTGATGTTGATATCGTCAAAATTGCAAGTAGATATGGCTTTAAAATTACCTCTGATCCCAAGAATAGAGGAGACCATGTCAAATTCCTTTCTCGTATATACTCACCTGAGGTATGGAATGGAGATGTCAATAGTTGCGCAGACATAGGTCGCCAAATTGACAAATTGATGATTACTGAGAATAAAGGAGTACCTAGAGCCATGAAACTTTACCAGAAATGTTTCTCCCACGCCCTGAACGATGCGCAAACGCCAGTTCTCGGTGAGTTCTGCGTCGCTGTGGTTATTCGCGCGGAACGCTTGGGATACAGAAGCACTTTTACCGATCTTAAAGGTAAGAGCGAAGAGGAGTCGCCTGAAAGTATCTATGCCATTAGTAAAGACCATTTATCACATTGGGGAACCATTGCACTTGCTTACGAAGCGGGTTTTCCAAATGATAATACTGGCCAATGGATGGACGCTTATTTCGCACAATCAAGACCTTCATTTGACCTTAGATCATTTGAGGTCCGACTCACTGCTGCTAAAGAAATTTCTGATAAACGAATCATAGAGAGAGCTGTTGACGTTAAACTGTCCTGTGAGCGCAAATTATCAAAGAAAGACGCCCGGGCATTGTTAGATTACATTTTGGAACCTTTCACTAAGGTCGGTAATCATGACAAAGAAGAAGTCACAGACTTTAAAATTGGTACACACTTAATCATCAACGATGGTCATGAAGAGAAAGAGATCATCGTTCCCGGACCAAACCGTACCCCGTTGGAACTGACACGACCTGATGTTGGTTCAGTTGGCGCTGTTAAAGAATATGGGATTTATGATAGAATATTGCGTCATGAAGTCCCTGTACCCTTTCCAGAA